TATTCGAGACAATAATAGCTCTAGCGTTTGGTCCATGTGTTACTCCTTAGGTTGTTGATTCCTTTTTTGTACTTGTATTTGTTCCATCTGTGCACGATATTGTAGTTGGGCTTGTTCTTTACGTATGTCTTGCTCGTTATTGTCTTTAACTGCTTGAATACCTAATTTAGTTCCTTCAACAAATTGTTTAGCTTCAATGTCTTTGTCTGACTTAACTGCTTGCGCACCTAACTGAGCTCCAGCAATACGTTCTTGTGATTCAATACGCATCTTATCAAGTTCAAGTCTAGCTTGTTCTACTTGAATATCCGCTTGAGTTTTTTGCTGTTTAATTTGTAGATCCTGTGCTTTAAGTTGTAGCTCTTGTTGTTGCATTTGGATAATTGGATCTTGTTGCTGTTGTTGAGCTTGCTGTTGTTGCATTTCAGAAGCAGACTTAGCAGAAAGTTTCTTAGCAGCTTCAGCCATAACTTTAGATAATTCAAACTCTATGTCTTCTGGTAATGTTTCATCAGGTTTAGGTAATGGAACACCTAATTGTTCTTCAAGTTGTTTTCTATATTCAAACGCTACGTGCTCATTAATGTGTGCCATAGCTGCTGCTTGAATAGCTTGTGCTTGAGGGTTCTGTCCTACCATTTGTAATATTTTAGGGTCTTGCATAGCTGCCATATGAACTGCAATATGTGCTTGATGGTCTTGATAAATAAATGCTTTAACAGGTTTACCATTAATAATATTCATATTTTCAGATACAGGATCTTTTGGTGTTTGGTCCTCAGACGATGGAATAAGCTTGCTAATATTCTTAACGCCAAGTACTTCTAACATTTGTTTATTAAGTTCTACTTGGTCATAGATTTGTGGATTAGCTTGTGCCATCTGCATAACTGCTTGATACTGAACAACTTTCTGTGACATCGTTGCAGCATTAGGATCACTAACTGGAATAACATCTACGTTATCATAGTCAGCTTGCTTAGCACGACGATCACCTACTTCAGGATCATAAGAATATTCTTCTGGTGTGTAATCACGAATGATTCCTTTAAGTAATTTAAACTCTTGCTTCATTGCGTAGTAAATACGTGCTTGAACTGCACTCATCACTTTCAATGTTCTTTCTAATATAGCAAGGGTTGTACCCACGGGAGAGTTAGCACTCATGTCAGACACTTTCATATCTGCAGCAGAAGCAAAACGTCGTCCTTCTTCAATAATTTGATTCATTAACTGATTAAGAACTTGTGAAGGCTCTTTATAAGGAAGAGGTAAAATGTTGTCACGCACTGCACCACTTGGTACATCTACGTCACGCCACTCACCTGGTGCAATCGGGGTATCATCGCCTTTAATGCGTAAACCACGTGACTTAAGACCACCTGGTAAATTAGCTAGTGTACCTGCATCAACTAACTGACGAAGAATCATCGTACCTGATTTAGCAAATGCACCGATTAAATGAATTAAACCAAAGCAATAGAAACCAAAACCTGGAATGTAGCCGTAGTGAACAAAGTGCTGACGCTTAGATTTTAACTTGTCATCTGGATTCCAATTACGACGAATTGCTAAGATAGTACCTGTACCTTTTTCAATTGTAACTACATAAGGTAATGCAATACCGTCTTCACTATCGCCATTTTCTAAATCTAAATTCACATGTAATTCAAGAATCTTATAACGATCGTCTTCTGTGGGATTGAAGCCTAACTTCTCTGCAATCTTTTTCTCAGCTTCATCAATATCTAAAAATGGTTCGCCTAAATCTACATCACGATAAAAACCTGCAACTTGTAATCTATGTAATTCATTCTTAGTCTTACGCATTACATGAGTAACACGCTCAGCTGTTTCTAAATTAGATGCACCATATGGAACAACAATATCTTCAGCTGGAACATACATCGCTACTTGACGCTCTAACGCTGGATCATAATAAACTTTCTTAAATGCATTACCTGATAAACCAAGGCCCCATAGCATGCGTTCATGTTCAGGTCTATACTCAGGCATCATGTCCGTGAGTTGATAGTTCATATCATCTTTTACACGTTCAGCAGCATCTTCTTTTTCTTTTGTTTGTTTCTACTTTAAGACCTAGTAATTCTAAGCCATCAACATATGTAGTTAACCAATCTTTTCTTGAATTTATGTCGGCATCGTATTCACCAATTAAATCACCGGACAACTCAGTCAACTGACCTTCATCCATATCTTCTGCTAAGTTATCATTAAACTCATCATTTTCTTCTTTGCCCGGCACAATAGTAATTTCCATACTGCCGTCATCAAGCGTTACGCTTTCAGGGTTTTCAATTTCGATGCTTAAGTCTGGTTGACTCATTGCTAATTCTTCTATGCCTTGGGGGGCTTGGCTTACACTTTTATCCATATTTATTGCCATAATTTATCCTTTATAAAACATTTTTGCTACTTCACATAAATGCGGGTATTTCTGTGGATCTAGTTCGTTCTGGTCATATAAGTTTGCACACTCTATACATTGTAATAAAAATAAATCAGTTTCATTTAAAGACCCATCCGGATTCTCTAGTATTTCTGGTCTATTGATTGATCCAAATAATCTTGCCAATCTATCTACTTCTTCACCAAAAAGCTCTTTTATTTGCGTATCTTCTTTTGGAAGTAATGCCGTTTTATATGCATTCGTGCTATACACTGAATGTAATCCTCCAGCAAGAGCTACTACATCTACTGCGCTTTTAGATTTTAATATATAAAATGTTCTTAATAAATGATCTGCAAGAGTACCTACTTTGTGAGGTAGTTTATCTGCGCCTATCTTTTTTAAAAACTCAATATATATTTCTTCCACTGGATATACTGCTTTAGGATCAATGGTAGCTTTAAACATTAATGTTGTTCTAGCCTTATCACATATGCGAGTTACTGATCTTGCACAATGTGGTATGTTTCCATTAAAAATAACTGTACGTCCATATCTAGGTAATACTGCATCTATAATTTCTGACATATCAAACGAATAAAATGTCGTCTCTCCACCTAAATTAGCTGACCACTCTTTATTCATGTATATGATAATTGTCTGGTCTTCTTCTCTTTCAGTATCAGTGTGTATATATCCTTCTGTGCCAAAAGTTTGTCGATTAGCATAACATCTAACTAACGTTGCTTTATCTTTAAAAAATTCTTTATTTAATATTTTCCATACATCTTTAAACTCATTTGGTAAGCGCTCTGATATATCCGTCGTATTATTGGGTGGAGTTCTAGATACATCTATATTCCAATGCCCATATGGTATATTTTCATTTGACGGCCAACCAAAAGACCATCTTGCATTATCTAGCCAATGATTACAGGCACTTAGTTGTGCTTCGTTAAGTATATTATCCTTAACTTTAATCATATTGCATACAACCTATTTCTTGCGCTTTTAAATCCTGGTATGTCTTCAGGCTCATCACTAGGTAATCTAATAAACCCACCTTGTCTAAACCGCATTAATGCTAAAGTAGTACTATCTACCAAGTCGTCATTAGCACCACTTGGGAAATCATTACACTCTTCAATAACCTCATGTGCCCACCGTCTGTCGGGAGCCCACACTATACCACTTCTAAATAAATCTGACACTGCATTTACTCGACTTATTTTGTCTTGTCCTTTACCTGGTGTAAACTCACCGACGGGAATACCCATCCGTCTAAACTCTTGATAAAGTGCAGCTCCGTTAGATTTCTTTTCTACTAAGAAGGCATCTGGCTCCCAGTCTTTGTACTCTTGTATACAAAGTTCTTTAAGCTCAGGAAACTCTAGTCGTTGCTTAATGCTATTTAATAGTATTATATTATAGTTATTGGTTTCTTCGTTAAAAAAGACGCCCCAAGTGGTGAGCGCGTTATAGTCCGCTCTATTATTCGCCTCCTGGGCAGCATCTAAACTCATAATCGTAAATTCACATTGTGGTGGATCTTCTTCTTCCCATATCTTCCACCATTCCCTTTTAATTAAGGCACCTTCTTCTGACACCGGGTTTTGCAAGTATTGCGCATTCCAGTACCGAACATCTAACGCCGCTTTCTTTGCTAAGAGTTCTTTTAACGGCCAAAATTCAGGCCAGAGTGATTCTTCTTCACCTTGTTTATTATGTATGATCGCCGGAAACTCTACTACTTCCCATTCGTCAACGCCTTCATTCTTTACCATCTGGTTAATAATCTCACCAGTCAAGTCTAACTTAGACCACCGAGTCATCACTACGATGATCGCACCACCAGGCATAAGACGTTGAAGAGGGCCAGACTGAAACCACTCCCAAGCAGGCTTAAATACATCAGCTCGTCCAAGCTTAGCATCCTGCTCAGAGTGTGGGTCATCAATGATAAACAAATCAGCCCCGCGACCAGCGAGGGCACCACCCACACCAATTGCAAAATATTCTCCATTAAAGTTTGTCCCCCATCGTGATGCCGATTTACTATCTGCTTGTAGTTCTACTTGTGGGAAGATATCTTTATAAGCGTCACTACCCACCAAGTTTCTAACCCGACGACCAAAATTAACAGCAAGGTCAGCCGTATGCGACGCCATAATAACTTTCTTATGAGGGTATTTACCAAGAAACCAGGCTGGAGCAAGATATGAAATAAGCTCACTCTTCCCGTGCCTCGGAGCAATATTAACAATAACTCGTTTCTTTTCGCCTTTCGCAATTGCCTCAAATATGTTAGCAAGTTTCTGATGATGCGCTCCTATCATGTAACCTGGGTATACATGTTGTATAAAATCTAAAAACGTTTCTTTACCCGATTTCTCGACAACCTTAGTTTTATATATTTTAAGAAGTTTTTGTAGCTTAACCTTTTGTGCCTCGTCTGCTTCAGGAAAAAGGGCTTGCAACTCCTCAATATCTTTACTCGTCAGTTTTGGTTTCGTCTCTGGCATCTTCTACAATTTCTGCATCTATAATTTCAGATTTAGGTTTTATCAACGCTTTTTGTTTTAGTTCACTTAGCATATTAAGTAGCTCTTTCTCAACTTCTTCCATCGTCTCCATTTTATGCGTAACTTCTGTCTTCTTCTTAAACGCATCTATACCGTCGACTTCACCAATAGATCTTAATGCCGTAATTTGTTCTTTTATATTACTATCTTGGTGATGCACAATTTCTACTAACTTGTTTACCACGAATAGCTTTAAATCTGCTAGGTCTTTTACGATCATATGGTTATATGTTCCTACTAACCCACCTAAGTAAGCCACGGTTTCATTCGCATATATGCCGTATTCGTGCTTCATACCTGGGTTTTCTACCATTTTGCGAGCTAAATCCTCTGCTTCTTTGACATTTTCTGCGTTTGGCGCAATTTCTTCGCCCATAATGTCACTTACTTCTTTAATAGTTTGCGCACGAAGCATAACTTCGTCCTCCGAGGTCATACTTGGTAGAGCTTCCCTAGCATTTCTAGGTATGGGGATGTTTTCCTCGATAAAAGGCACAATAACAACCTCGTTACTGGGCTTATCTTGTTGATTTTCTTGAGTATTTCCGTCTGTCATGTGTCGCTGATACACCTTTGGGTAGAATTTTGCAGCTTTGTTTACGATTGTAACATAGATTATATAAAAACAAGGTAGAATATCTAAATGAAAACCACCTTAACTTCAAAAAACTTAGAGATTCTGTACAACATGGCATGCCAGTTACCGCCTTTTAACAGACTTAAAATGCCTAAGTCTTCCAAAGTTAAATTCCGTGTTATAAAAGATCCTACTATATATGGTTGTTTTGACGAGCACGACATGGCCATTGAAATAAGCTCTGGTTCTTGTGGCCACTTCATTACTATCTTCCAAACTCTCCTGCACGAAATGATTCATCTATACCTCTACGTTAAAGGCGATGATGACTTTGATCAGCACGGGGAAAAATTCCTACGTATTAAAGACGTCTACTCCGAAGTGTATAACTTCGATCCTAAAGCTATTTAGTTTTCATTCGTTTTACTCTTTTCATTCTTTTGAATGAAACTTTACTAACTAAACTTCCAACTTTTTTTGCAAAATATTTTTTTGTTTGCCCTTTTTATTTGATGCCGGGGTATTTCAGTTTTTATTAGATCATTCGTGTAAGTCTAAGTGTAGAAGATAAAAAATAATTCCTTTCAAAATTTTTGGGGGGTGGGGTATGGGTAGGGGTCCAGGTGGGAGGCTTTTGTCTATTTGCCTATAATTGTAAAATAATACTTGACATATTAAATTTAATTATGTATCCTGGTTTTGCAGTAAACGTTATCAACTTTAAAAAGGGTTATCAATATGAGTACCATAGCGCAAACAATAACAGACAGTATCATTAAGCAATTAGAATCAGGCGTGGCTCCCTGGGTTAAGCCCTGGCATAGTCACGGTGTAGATGCACCATATAATCCAATAGCTAAACGTTATTACAACGGCATCAACTTCGTCCAGCTCTCAATGATGCCAGGATCAACTCACAACTGGGTTACATATAAGCAAGCTCAAAGCGTTGGAGCTCAGGTGCGCAAGGGCTCGAAGGGCGTCCAGGTAATATACTTCAGCCCGCTCGAAGTCCAGGATAAAATATCAAATGAGGTTAAGAAAATACCCATGTTAAAAACGTACACTGTATTTAACGCGGATCAAGTCGACGGCCTCGAGTTACCAGCACCAACTGAGCGCACCGAGATCGAGGCGGTTGAATCATGCGAGGCATTCATTAAAGCTCAGAGAGCGCGCATCCAGTTTGGAGGCAACCGTGCATTCTACGTACCTTCACTTGATTACATTCAGTTACCTGAGCTCGATCAATTTAAATCTACTCCCGATTATTATGCGACGGCCTTGCATGAGTTATCACACTGGACTGGTCACGAGTCACGATTGAATCGAGATTTCAAAAATAGATTTGGATCAGAGGCTTATGCATTCGAGGAGCTTGTCGCAGAATTAGGTAGCGCGATGTTATGTGCTCACTTAAAAATCGATGGCCAGTTACAACATGCAAGTTACATTGATTCATGGTTAAAAGTTTTAAAAGATGATCCTAAGAATATTCTTAAGGCATCAGCACTAGCTCAGAAGATTTTAACATTCACAACTAAAGAGGAGGCAGTGGAGGCGTAAGCCTCCCTGGAGTTATTATGAGTATATTTGAAGAGTATTTTGAAGGCCGTAAACCAAGTAAATCTCAGTTAGTACGCAGTATCAAACGGGGTTTAAAACAAGGTTACACCGACTTCGAGTTATCCTGGGGCGAGAACATGATCAACCTACAAAAGAACCATGATAACACCTGGTTCGGCTGGGGCTGGATCAAGGCCTTAGGTGGTGACAACTTAGCTAAAGAATTAAACCAGGAGGGCATATGAATTATTACGCCTTAACTAGCAACATGGTATGGGACTTAGGTACTCAGTTATCACCAGGTAATGCAGAGCACTATGCCGTGGATCAATTCAATATACACCAGGCTCCAGGGGGTTATCTTATTCTTAACCGGGCGGAGCTCGAAGAACTTATTCGACTGGGTAATAAAAGGTTAGAAGCAGAGGGCGTCTTTTGACGCCTTTTCTTTTTTGGGGTAGGGAACAGGTATCAAAGCCAATTGCTTATTTTGTTTTTTTGCGTTCAGGGAATTCCCTTTGCGTAACTTGACAATTGATCAAGGATCGTGTATTTTATGAGATCAACATTAACTATTGAAAGGTTGCTATATGCAAACAATTAAAATTTATTCAAAGAAGGACGCAATAAACATTGCTGGATCGTGTACCAAAACCACGAAAATGCCAAGTGATAGTTATTCATTACCGGCTAGAGAATGCATTACAGGGTCAAAGCTGGTTAAGATCAAGGGCTCAGTATGTCATGGATGCTATGCCTTAAAAGGTAATTATCATAGATTCGCTAAGACAATAGAACCGTTACAATATAAAAGGCTTGAATCAATCACAAGGCCGGAATGGGTGGACGCTATGATAAAGCTTATCGATCATAAGCCGTTTTTTCGGTGGCATGATGCCGGTGATCTTCAAAGCGTTGACCATTTAATTAAAATAGCCACAATCGCAAGACAATTACCTAAGACACTTTTTTGGTTGCCTACACGCGAGTATGACATTGTGAAGGCTTTTGTTAAAACCGAGTCAATCCCCGTGAACTTAGTTATAAGAATGTCGGCCATGATGATCGATGCACCGGCTAAGTTGCCACGAAGTTTAAAGGGGTTCGCTAACGTGCTAACTAGTACCGTACATAAGAACAAAGAACTAACGGGGTTTAAATGCGTTGCACCAAGTCAACAAGGTAAATGCGGAACATGTCGGTCATGCTGGGATAATACAGTCACCAATGTTTCATACCACGCTCACTAAGTTAAACCTAGTAATACCTAGCCCTCTTAGGAGGTTT